AGGCGAGGTTGGCTTCGTTCTCGTAGGTGCTGGCGCGGTCAATCACCACGTCGTCACCTTCGCGCCCGACTAGGTCAATAATGAGGTCTTTGGGGCGCGGTGTCGTTGTCACGATGACACGAGGCTGGTCACCCAGACGCAAGCCCATCATCATCATGTCCCACGCTTCACCAGCGCCAAGGTACTGGAACGCCGCCAACTCGTCACACCAAGCGAAGTGGAACTGAGGACCCCGTAGACGCTCGTATGAGTCGCCACTGATGCCACGGATGATGGAGCCGTTGGACAGCTTAATCTGGTGGTCTTGCTTGTTGTAGTCCACCACCAGTTCAGGAGGAATGCAGGCAAGCAATCCTGACTGACCCTCAAAGCAGGTGAACTTGATGTCATTGGACGTAGGCGCAAGAACAAGGCAACGACTGCTGGGGTTCGTCCACGCCCACCACCACAAGGCTTCAGCGGCACTGCGCGTCTTGCCTGCGCCTCGACCTGCCAGCATCATCCATACGGTGTAGTCCTGCTCAAGCGGCGGGGGTATCTGATAGCGGTGAGCGCCAGCAACCCACTTGGCGTGGGCAATGTAGGCAATACGCTCATGCTCAGGTCGAGCGTTGAATTCCGCCTGTACTTCGGGGTCTGAAAGCAGTTCTGCCAACATAAGTATTACTCAAATCCAACACGAGGTGTATAACCCCGCGTTTTTCGACACCACGAGGGCATCGTTGTAATACTTAACCAGCACGTTTAGTCATCTCCATGTTCTTGATGACGTCTAAAAACTTGCTGGCGCTTGCATCCTCGGTCTTGATAGCGGCTCCACCCTCCACGCCTTCGAGCGCCACACGGTCGCCATACTTGCGGGGCTTCAGCTTGGCTGACGTCCACTTACGAGCCTCAATGCGTTGCTTCTGCCACATAAGGTAGGACTGGTCGAGGGAGGTGCGCCCTTTCTCATCCGTGTACTCAGGGGGCATTTCATCAGCAATTGCAAGGATTTCGTCAGCGTTGGTGTCAGCTTGGTCTTCTCGTGCGCGTGCGTACATCTCGCAGAAGATGGGGAAACGAATCAACCACCGATAAATAGTCGCGCAGTGTGGGAGGTGGTCATCACTACAGATTGATACGAGTGACTCTCCATGAGCGAGTCTCCAACATACCTCTTCTGCTATCTCTTCTGTGTACTCTACAGGTCTGTGAGCAGGGCGTGTTATTTTCGGGGCTACAGGCGTCTCTACGGGCGCAGGGCTACCTTGGGCTTGCTTAGTAGCCTTCGGTGTCTTGGCGGGGCTTTTAGCCGCCTTCTTGCTGGTTTCTGGCATAACCCGTAATCCCCATGAGTGAACGAATGACGTAAGTGTATTCGATTCGCTTTCATGGCGCTATGGGTTGTTGGCCCCATGAATCCAGCATGGGTTACCCGTTCGTCGTGATGCACCACTTCACAGGGACAGTTTCAGGGCTTTCGCCTTTCGAGTTTGACCAACACGGCTGGGGGCTAAACGCGCTTCACTTCGTTTTGACCAAGGTCACAACCCCCATGCGTCTTGGCTCCACTTGCGTGGAAACCGACTCGGTTTTATTTCGCTTTCGATTCGCTACACAAGTTCTTAACGTAAGCGCTGGACTCCTGCTTCATGCATTCATCTTCAGTCAATGTGAAGTCAGGAACCCACATCCAGAACACGAGGAAGACAATGAAGATTATAGCAATTGCGACCTTCTCAAGCAAGGTTTCTTCTCTCATATGTTCTTACCTTTAATCTTGTGCTCTATGGCTAAAGCAAACAAACCCCACGCTTGAATGCTTCCATTCTTTTCCTGAAATATCTTGCCAATTTGTTCAATTTCTTCAGTGGTTAGCTCAATCCAATCTTTTGGCTTGTCATTTAATGCAAGCATTTTTTCTACATTTTTTGGCTGAGGATACTTGTGTGCCTTCTCCCAAGAAGTAACAGTTCCACGACCAACCCCTATGGCTTCTGCAAACTCAAATTGATTTAAGCCAAGGGAGCCACGCAACTTCTTAATTTGCTCTGGCGTCATTTGACCTCCTCTACAGTCACGCGGTACTTGCGACCATTGCGGTCTTCCACGTCAATAGTCTTCTTAGTGCTGGCAAAGCCGCCAGTCTCAGTGAGGTCGTACTGAGGCTTGCTTACGCTGGACAGCAGGCGCTCAGTGTCGTTGGCCTTCAGGTTGTTCACGATGGTGTGTGCGATGTAGTCGCAGTACACAACGTAGGACTTAGGCAAGTTGTCAAAGAACTTGTTGACGATGGTATTCATGGTATCAAAGTGTGTCATAGCGATTCGCTTTCTTTTCGGTTTAGATTCGGTTGAAGGGCTTTTGCCCCCCGTACTTTACATTCTGTTGAACGCGGCGGCTGAGGTGAACTTGCCGTTGACATAGATGCGTGCTGGGTACTGGTTGAACAGCTTTCCCTTCACCGACACGTTGATGATTTGGTTTTGCTCAATGGTCACTTGCTTGTCGCCTTTCTTGCCAGTGATGACAAAGTTGGCATTGCTCACACGGATTGTTTTGGCATCAGTCAATTCGCCTGCCTTGGCATTGATTTTGGCAATCAAATCATCAGCAAACAACTCAGCCTGAGCCAATGAGAAACTAGCAACCTTCTCTTCGTTTAACACGATAGGGTCAGACATCTTGCAACCAAGGCGGTCGGTGCATGGGCGGATGGTTTCTTTCCACACACTGTACGCACGGCTGTTGTACACGCCGCTGAATGTGTTGCCAAACTTCTCCAACAAGTTTTGAAACTGAAAGTTGATACTACGAGCAATCTGCTCTTTGAAAACTGCCACCAATTCTGTTTTGAGTTCTGTGTTCATTTCGCTATCCTTCGCTGTTACCTGCTTATTGCAGTGTGGTTAGTATAACATCAAATTAAACCACAGGAACTCTAGGGACTTTCCCTAAGTTCCAAAAGTTTCTCAATCAGCTTGTCCTCTCTCCATTTCATATACCATTGGCGGTTTGCCTCTGCTTCCTCTTCATCCAATCGCTTCTTGATTGGGCAGTAATCAATCAAATACCACAAAACATTTGAGCGAGTGGGGTGCTTTAACTTACGAACAGCTTTAGCCTCAATTTGGCGTATACGCTCCCTTGTCAGACCAAATACCTCGCCAGTCTCATCAAGGGTGTAATCAGCCCAAAAACGATACCAAAGCAACTTTTGCTCACGAATACTTAACGTTTCCAAAATGGGTGGTAATAAGCGCTTCAAATCAATTGTGTTGTCCCTATCCTCATATGGCGGATTCATCCACTTTGGAAGGCGCTCAAAAACCTCTTGCTCTGGCTCGTTATGGCGACTGCGCCATATGTGGCCTACATCTGGGTGATAGTCCGCTAAACGCCCTTCAGGACTTACTCTGCGAGTCATCTGGCTTGCCCTCCATCTTAAGGTGCGCCAGAAGCAAACTAAGGTCTTCAGACTCTATCGGAAAATTAGAGTTGTAATGTTTTGCCTGCCACAACTCAATCTCGTTCAGGACGTAGGCGTAGCCAGCGTCAAAGCCTTTGATGTAATCGCTCATAACAGCCTCCGCTTGTGGTGGTTTGCAATCTTTGTGTTGGTCAATGAAGTAATCCATCGCGTTAATGATGACGTCAATGGGCGCAGGCATGAACGGAGGCTCTTCCTCCGCCCCGCAGAACTCGCACTTGAACTTGCCAGTCAAACTGCTAGTGATGATGTGGTCGGTGTTCATGCTGTCTCCCTTGCCTCTTTGCGACCGCACTCTACAAAGTAACGAGCCTCAATTTGGTCTGTGATGTCTTCCTCTTGGAGCATCTTGCGAATGCCCTCAGCCGCCGCACGAGCCTTGTCGGCGGTGCCTGCCTTCTCGTACTTAAACCCTGCGTTGATGTAATCTGCTTGCGCGTGTTTCATATTCGATTCGCTTTCGTTTTGGTTACGGGGGCTTGCGCCCCCTTTGGTTTAATCTTGCTTGTTGAAGTAATCGCCTAACGGTCGACTGAATTTCTCTGGTTGACGACCCATTTGCATACCAAGGGCAAAGATGGCGTCCTCACGGGTTTTGGCGGTGAATCCCAAACCAAGAGTGCCAATTTCGTCACGGTACTCTGCGTGCCACATCTTGAGGCTTTTGATGTATTCAACTTTGATGCTCATAATGGCTCCTTAATTAACGTGAAGTTACTTTGACGCTAAACACAGCAGTGGTCTTGGTGTGACGAGCAATCTGCTCGGCAGTTG